GTATTGCTCATGATGATTCCTCACATGCGAGTTGAGGTGCATCTGTCTGCATGTCGTCGGCCCGGAGCCGTCAGATACACCGGATAGTCCGGGGTTGAGGCAATATATCACGCAGGTTCTTGGGGGTCAACGAGCTTGTTGGACTTTTTCAGGTTTTGTTCTTGGGTGATGACCCGCAAGTTCCACGGCACATGCAGACCGCAGACCTCTTCGCCTTGGATTGGCACCTCGTGGTCTACCGCATGCCGGATGCCGGTGGCTCGGCTCAGCTCAATCGCCAGTCTGTACTTCAGTCGTATCTCCATGCGCTGCTCGGGCGACAGCCATTTAGGCGTGGCGTCACGGAAGCGTCTGCGGCGCATGCTTACCAGCGAGCGGTAATAGTCTGGATTGGCTTCCTTGTGTTTTTTCTTGTACGCATTTTTTGCCCCATCTGGCCGGGCTTGTGCCGCAGCAACCACGGCGTCTTTGTTGCGCTCGTAGTACCCCTTCTTCGCCTTTTGCCCGGCTTCTGACTTGTTGTACTCCTTAAAGTACTCGGCTCTGGTTTCTAAGGCTTGCGCCCACTCAACCTTCAGGCACTCAACGCAGGCCCCTTTGGTCTTGCGTGGCGCAATGTGCCCATGCTTGCAGGGCTCTCCAGTGAAGTAATACTTGGCCCCAGTCGCCTTAGCTTCAGCTCGGGTCTTGAGTAAATTTGTGGTGTCCATGATGTCTCCTGTTTCGACACCGGTAATTGTACGCCAAAGAAAAGGGAGCCGAAGCTCCCTCTTCAATTTCCCGAATTAAGCACCGGGAGAGCCATAGACGCCGAGCGGATCGCTGACACCAAAAGAATAACGCTCACGAGCTTTGTAGCGAACGTTTCCAGTGTCAAAATCTCCGTCCATGGAATTCGCCAGAGGCGAGCGGACGAAGTGCTTCAGACCGTTGGGTACATCAGTCAACAGGAACCAAGCGTTGGTGTCAGTCAAGAAGTTGTTGACTGTGTAACCACCGGGGATGGAGCCGTTGTTCTTGATGGCGTTGATATCGTTGTCGGCAGTGCCAACGCGGAGTTCAGTTTCCAACAAGCGAGTTGCAACGAATTGCAGTGCAGGTGGAACCACCAGCTTCTTTGGCTTGGCTGCAATCAGCAGGCCGCGTTCGTCTGTCCAAGCTGCGATCTGAATGACGGCGTTTTCCAACGAAGTCTCGTTCAAGTCGGCTGCTGTGGCAGGACGGTTGCTGTTGACGCCACCAGAGATCAGTGGGTGAGCTGTCGAGAACAAGGTCACGCCGTCGCCGTAAGTGACGCCAGCGGTGAAACCAGTGTTCAAGATGGCTGCGCCCTTGACCTGCTTGGTGTAAGCCATACCACGGGCCAGAGCCTTGGTGTAGCGGCTGGAGAGGCTGTCGTACAAGTTATCTTCCACGGCCTCTTCGGTGATGGAGAAGCCCATCGCGATGGTTTCGTGGGTGTAACGTGCAGTCCAAGCTTCCTGCGCATTGTCATAAGCAATGGCAGCGCCTTCGTTCTTCACCGGAGCGGCGGAGAAGCCAGACAGCTTGGTTTCCTCTTCAAAGCTACGCTCCGATGTCTCGGTCTCGTAGATTTCCTTGTGCTGCTCGCCGTACTTGGCGTACTCAAGGCCGAACAAAGCGTTCAAGCCGGGGAGCAGTTCTTTCAGCAGTTGTGCGCGTGAAATAGCCATGATTTACTCCTTAGACACCAGTGGTGTTGTTGTACTGGTGCGTGTTGATTTTCACCAACAGCTCGGTGTATGTGTCAGCAGCAGTAGCTGTCTCAGGCACAACGTCGATCACACGGATTGGGATGGTGGCAGTAGTGCCAGCGCCGGTCAAAGTGACGGCGAAAGCAGAGTTACCGGTGGTGGTGTTACCAGCGTTCAGGACGAGCGCAAGGTTCGAGCCAACAACAGTACGGCCAGCGGTGCCCATGGTGGTGCCAGAGGTCACAACAGCAACCTTGAACAGAGCCATTGGATCATCCACAACGTAGGCCAGCGCCAAATTGGTGGACGTAGATGCCAGAGCGGGGATGTACTGACCTTGAACGGTTTGGCCGCTCGAATTCACGTACTGACCACCCATGCACACGCCAACAATGTTGCCAGAGTCAGTTGTGGTGGATTTAACGAGATAACCATCGCTGTTGATCACAACGGTATCGCCATCAAAAATGGCGGTGCCGAAGCCAGCAGCTACGGGAATCTGACGGATTGCACCTGCGTACGGCATGCCATCAATACGATTGATCGCTTGCAGGCCGTAGGGTGCCGAAACGGTGGGGTAAGCCATGTTTGGACTCCAAAAAAGTTAAGTGCCTTTGCCGAAAGTGACCTTGGTGTTTCGCTCTTTGAAAAGCGGCATACGTGGGTCGCTATCGCGCATGTACGTGTTGTCCACTGACTGCATCTGCGATTCGGCTTGTTGGCCATAATGCGCGTTCCGCTGTTCAACGAACTCCACAGGTGTTTTGCAAAGCAACAAACCGCCAACACAGATTGAATCTGGGAATCGACCGTTGGTCTCCCCGAACAATTGAATCTCTGGGTGGTCAGAAGCTTTTACTGGTTCCCATCCTTCGCGTAGTTTTGACGAAATGTTACGCGGATCATCTGCGTTCATTGTGCTGATACGAATCCAACGATAAGCATACCCAGCCTCCGGGTGGGGGTCAGGCAGAAGCTGCGCTGGTGCCCACTTTGTGAGGCGAGCAGTCGTAGCCCGGGTTTCGTGGTCACGTTTGGTACGAAGTTGTTCCGTCATTTTCATTTCCTCATTTCTTCCGCAACCTTACGAGCATAGAGTTCCAACGGAACCCCGAGCCGCTTGGCGATTTCGACCTGCGATTTGGTAAGTACGACCTTGCGGGGCGCAGTACTACGTGTTGCTGGTGCGACAACATTCGACTTTTTTGGAGGAGTGGGCGCATCCTCCGTCTTCTCGGACTCGAACGCATCCGGGAAAACTTGCTTCAAACGAGAGTTAAGCTTCTCGTAGTAATCATCTGAGTTCGTAGCAACACCCGATTTGATGAGTTTGGTGTGGTAACCAAGCGCAAAACTCGTCATCTCTTCGTCTGATCCGAACCACGGATTCTTTTCCTGCCACCGAAGAGCTTTCTCGTCGGGGCGCGGCACTTCTGCCTCTGGTTGGCGCATTTGTACATTAGTTTCCTGATCCTGTAAAGGGGTTGGGCGGAAACTAGAAATACGCTGCGCTTTCATCTTCGCATCAGTGAGCTCTTCTTGAGCAGCAACCATTGCATCGGAGTCACCAGATTCGTAAGCGGCCTTGTATTTACGCTTGGCCTCTTCCAGATCGTTGGCCACATTCTTCTTGGCCTGCTCGATAAGAGCCGTCTGGTTGCTGTTCAAGGAGCCCTTGAGCTTCTTGTTCTCTTCCACGATGGCTTGGGCAATGCGAATCGCCTCATCCTTCTCGCGCAGAGCAGCTTCTTTGGCGCGGCGCTCTTCGTGGTAGCCCTTGGTGAAGTGCTTGATGCGCTTTTGGACGCCCTCGTCGTACTTGGCCAACTCGTCGTCGGTCACGTCTTTCGGAGGCTCGGCCATTGGCGTGCGGTTGCGGTCCTCTTCAGGGGTGTCATCGACGATTTCAACTTCCGGTTCAATCTCTACAACTTTAGAGCCTGCCCGGGATTGTTTTTCTTCCGCCTCATCGGGAAATGTAAATTCGGTTTTGTCGATTTCAGCCATGATTACTCCTTAGCCTTTAAAGTTGCCAACTCGCGCCTTAAAGAGCCCCGCTCATCCAGCAAATCACGGATTATTTTGAGGTGCTCATTGTGGCGATCCTCCATGGTCTGAACCAGTTTTTTAAAATCAAGTTCCCAAAAACTCATCTTTTGCGTCAGACGAGTTGCGTTGTACCAAACATGGTCGGCTGTGATGCCTTCCACGTTAATGCTGTCTTTTATTTCAAATTCTTTTGTGTCCATGGTGTCTCCTTAAACGCGCTGGATGCCGCGAGGGTCTTGCACGACCGCCTCGACAGAATCGTCGTTGATCAAGCGCCACTCAGTGCCGTGGATTTTCATCCGCGTGCCGGTGTTCGGTCGGACGATTACGAAGTCACCCACTTTGCAGCTTGGGCCGCTGGGGAATCGTTTCTCATCTTTGAACGCATCGGGACCCATCTTGGCCACGAACAGCACGGGCGACAGCAGCTCTTCAAACTGCATCGTCTGGCCAGCTTTCAGCAAGCCGCCTTCGTACTCTTCTTGCGCCTCGGGAAGCATGCACAGTAAATGGAAAGTCGCTGGGTCTGGAACTTGTCTGGCCTTGTCCTCAACGGGCTTGTTGAGAAGGCCAGATAGGTCCACCGCCTGAACATCAAAGTTAGTCGTCATTGTCATACTCTTTCAGTTTTCGCACGAGGTCGCCGGATTCAGCTTGTGCGGCCCGGAGACCTCGGATATGTCCGCACAATTCTTTATAGTGGTCGTAGGATTTGCACCCGCCGTCCGCCATAAAATTCACAAGAGATACAACACGCTCTTCAAGTTTTCTGTTGAGCAGTTCCAGTGTTTGGCTGTCCATCACTCTCCTTTGCTTCCCGACGGTTTAGCAGTCGGCTTGGTCATTGACTTCATCAGGTCGGACTGTAATTTGAGAGCGTCACGCTGCTGCTCAAACTGCATCTTCTGCTGATGCTCTTGCTCTGCCATACGCATCTTCATGGCATGTTCTTCTTGCGCGATTTGCATCTCTTGCTGGGCTCGGGCGGCTGCAACTTGTGGGTCTTCGCCTGAGCGTGTAGCCATCTCTTGCGCCTTGAGCTGCATCTCTTGCTGTCGGATGGCCAACTCGCCTTGGACCTTCTGGGCTTTGACCTGAGACTCCTGCTGCTTGATCTGCAGTTCTTGCTGCTGCATCTGGACCAGAGGGTCTTGCATCTGCTGCTGCGCCTGCTGAGCTTGCTGCTGCGCCTTGTCCTTTTGCAAGAGCTGGCTCGCGGCCTGAGCTGTAAGGCGGGAGAGCTGCACTTCTACATCTTCTGGCAAGTTCTCGTTCGGATCGGGCAACGGGACGCCCATCTGCTCTTCGATCTGCTTGCGATACACGAAGGCAAGGTGCTCGTTGATGTGCGCCTGCATAGCGGCCATAGTCTGCTGGGCCTGTGGGTTCTGGCCCATCTTGGCCATCATCATTGGGTCCTGCATCAAGCTGGTGTGCACAGCGATGTGGGCGTCATGATCTTGGAAGATGAACGCCTTGGTGGGCTTGCCGTTGAAGAAGCCCATGTTCTCGCTGATTGGGTCCTTGGGCTTTATGTCGTCGTCGATCGGCACGAGCTTGTCGGCGTTCTTGATGCCAAGCACTTCCAACATCTGACGGTGCAACTGAGGCAAGTCGTAAATCTGCGGTGCACCTTGAGCCAACTGGATGGCCGCTTGGTACTGCATGATCCGCTGCGCCATGGTCGCGCTGTTCGGATCAGACACGGGGATCACGTCCACCATGTCATAGTCTTCTTGCTTGACCTTGCGATCGCCGCCAGCAGGTGTGTACTCGTACTCGCCCGGGGTGTTGTCGCGGATGATGGCCTTGAGGAGCTTGAACTCCTCTTTCATCGAATAGTGGATGCGGGCCTGCACCGCGCTCATGGTCTTCAACTGGCGCTCAAGAATGGCCAGTGTTGTGCCTACGGGCGCATTGGCACTCATATCACTGACCTTCATGTCAGCAACAGAGCCCAGTCGGCGAGCTTCATCAGTGATCTGGTTCAGCAGGGCCAACAGAACTTGCGACGGCTCCTTGTATGGCAGCGGCATGATGTTGTCACGCACTGAGCCACTTGGCACGTCCACATCACGGAACTCACCGGGAGCGATCGGAGTGTCGTCACCCTTGATGCGCAAGCCACGGGACTTCAAGCCACCGGGCAAGTTGCTCAACGTACCAGCGTCCACCAGTTGGCGGATCAGCGAAGTGCCAGCGCGGGCATAGCCACCGATGATGTGGATCAGGCCAAGGCCATACACACCGAAGCCGGGCACGTAGGTGTACTGCACGAAGTGCTGGCGCTTGAGTTTGAGCTCGTCGTCTTCGTTCCAGTTGCGGCGGATGGCCAGCACCTTAGTCGTCGATCGGTCGATCGTGATCACATACGGCAGTGCGATCTCGTCCTCATCCTCGTAGCCGGGCAGGTTGTAGTCAACACACATCTCCAGCACTTGGTAGCGGTTGTCTTCTGTGAGGCTGAAGCCTTGGTCCTCGGCCTTGCGCTTCTCAATATCAGAGAAGAACGACTCAGGCTCACCCAAGTCAACATCACGGTAGAAGCCCGCTACCTGTAGTTTCTTGATGTCGTTCTTGGTCTTGCGCATCACATGGGTCACGCGCTCTGCAGTGCGCGAGCTTGGAGCGCCGTAGGGAATGATCAGGTCTTCTGCTGGAATGAAGACTGCTGTCTGACGGCCAATGCTCGGGTCAAAGTAGACCTTCTTGAACGCCGCACCGGCCAAGCCCAAGTTGTACAGCATGCGCTCGTGCTCGGGCCGGTACTCAGGCATCTGCTCCGTGAGCTTGTAGTTCATGTCATCGCGAACTCGCTCGGCAGCTTCCTCTTTCAGTTTGTCGATGGCTCCGATGATCTCGGTCTTGACTGGACCTGCAGCGGGGAACGTCTCGATGATGGTCTCGGACTGAAAGCGGATCGCGGCCTCAGTAAGTACAGTGGAGAACACGCCGCATGCGCCAGTCCATGGCTCGGTGCGCTCTTCGTACTTCATGCCAAGGACCTCGAGGCCCTTGACATACATGTCCACCCACTCTTTGCGGCTGGCAATGTCGGCTTCAAACTCACCCAAGAGGTCGTCGGCCAGCTTGCCCAGCTCGCCATCGTCCATGAACTCTGCGAGGTTGGCACCGAAATCTTCCGCCGTTTCTTCGTCGGGCATGAGGTCAATCTCTACCCCATCGACGCCGATCCTCACACCGTCTGGGTTCTCAATCTCAATCTCAATCGCTGGAGTGTCGTCTTGCACGATATCTTCAAAGCCCATCCCAAGGGGAGCGCCGCCAATACCGGGGACCATATCTGATGCTGCCATGTCGAATCCTTAATAGAAGCCGCTGCTTTGTCGGCGAAAATACCGTTGTTCCTCTGGCTCGTCGGAAGGCAGTCTCAAGAACCCACCTTGGCGGAACCGCATAAGGGCTAAAGTTGTGGCGTCTACCAAGTCGTCATGCTCCCCGGACGGGAATGCAGCGATCTCATCAACGAGCTCTTCGGCCCATCGAGTGCGCGGAACCCACACTTTCCCCGACGCAATTATGTCTGAGACCGAGTTCAAACGGGCAATTTTGTCTTGCCCCTTGCCCGGGGTGTATTCTTGGACGGGTATGCCCATGGCCCGCAGCTCATATATTAGAGGAGCCCCGGATGCCTTTTTCTCGATCAACATGCCGTCCGGCTCCCAGTCGCGGTACTGCGCCAGCACGTCCTTTTTCAGGTCCACCCACTCCACACGCTTCTTATATGTGTCGAGCAAGATGATGTTGGGCAGCGAGTTGTCCTCATCGTTTATGAACACCCCCCACGTCGTCCCAGCGGAGTAGTCGGCCCGCTGTGTTTTCTCAAACGCCGTGTCCCATGTCTGCAAGATGTAGTCACAGCGAGGAGGCTCGTCACTCTCCCACCACTTCCACCAGTCTCGTTTGACGATCGCGGACTCGTTGCCCACGGGGTTCTGCTGGTACTGCGCCTGCCACTTGGCGTTGGGCAATTCCTCGTGCAGCG